TGAGGAATTAAAGAAAGTATGAATAATTATTAAATAAGATACTATGAGAATAGATTGAACTAAATATAAACGATGATTGGTTTTAGATAATCAATGAGAAAGAATTACATCATTTTCAGATATAAAAGAAATATATATAAATGATAAGAATGAAATAATAATACAGTTAAAATAAAGTTTATTAACTAACTTAAGTAAGAATGGATAGAATAATAGATGACATATTAACAACAGATTTCTTTGAATGACAATTTATTTATACTTTACCAAAAAGGACGGCAATTAAAAAAGTTAAGCTAAATAGTAGAGTAGTAAAATATAAATATCCTATTATAAATAATAAGATAGAATTATTATGAGTTGAAAATGAGAAGAATTGAATATTGCAAATACAAATTTACTAATTAATATAAGATTATGGAATTAAAAACTAGAGTTGAAACAACTATGGAAACAGTTTATATAAAACCAAGTGATACTATTGATATATCAAATGGTAAGGTTAAAATAATAAGAGATTGAGAGATTATTAAGACATTGGAATGAGACTTGAGAAGTATAATATAAAGTTTATTAATTAAAGAAAAGGATTATGAGTTGACAATTAACTAAAGCACAAGAGGATGATGTAGAAGATTGTTCTGAAATAGCAGATAGAGAATATCAGTGCTGGTTAAGATGAGAATAACCAAGGTTAGTTACGAATATATTATTAATTAAATAGAAGAGATGAAAGTAAAAGAATTAATAGAAATTTTAAGTAATTTAAATCAAGAGAACGAATTAGTTATGCAAGATAATAATTCAAATGCTACAATATGAGCAACTCCTGTGTTAAGACTAGATACTGTATTTCAGTGATTTGATTGGGATACTTGAAAAACATTCCTATATTTTAAGGATAAGTGAGATACTTCAACAAGCGCTTAACCAAACCAATTACTATATTATAAACTAATAGAAGAGAAGATGAAAAATAAGACAGAAATAAAATACGAATTAAAAAATATGTTTGCAGAAATATCTAGAAAGTGAATGTCCGTAAAAGAATATTGAGAAAGAAAGTTATTAGATGAGATATGGGATTATATTATAGAATTAAAATAAAACATATGTATAAATATAGATGTAGGCATTGCAATAAAGAGTTTGAAAGAGAAAACTTAATTAAACGAAGTACTTGTGAAGAAACTTGAAAAAGAACCAATCTAATAAGACTATTTAACATATAAACTATAGAGTATGAAGGAAGGATTAAAAAGAAAAATAGATAACATTATATATAAAATAGTATTTTGTGAGGATTCAAGTATAAATCAAAAGGTTTGAGAATTGAGTGAATATTTTAATAGATACGATTGAAAAGAAATACTTCCTGAGATATTCCCCTTTTTAAAGCCAGAGCCTAAAGAGATTAAAGACATGATATATAATTGTTATAAGGTTGATTCATGATTACAAATAGATATTTTTAATAAATATTCAGAACAAATAACAGGTGTAATGATAAATGAATTAGAAATTAATTTAATTAACACATAACATAATATAGATTATGACAAAGAAAGTAAATATTCCCCATAATCTTTCTTATAGAGATTATCAAAAGCCTTTAATGGAATACATGAGAACGTGAGATTCTTTTAGAGGGAAAAGAGCTGTAACTTGCTGGCATAGACGTGCCTGAAAAGATAAGACATTCTTTAATTTAGTAATTGAAGCAGCAATAAGGGAGGTTTGAGGGTACGCTTATATATTACCAACCTATAACCAAGGGAGAAAGATTATATGGGATTCAATAGATAAACAATGACATAAATTCAAAGACCATATACCAAAAGAAATATTAGCCTGAGAAAATGGAACTGAATTAAAGTTCACACTAAAGAACGGTTCTTTTATTCAAGTATTAGGTTCTGAGAATATAGATTCAATACGTTGAACGAACTGGAAATGAGTTATATTCTCAGAATATGCTTTTCAAAACCCAACTGTTTGGGATGTACTAAGACCTATTTTAGCTGAAAACGGCTGATGGGCTATTTTTAATTCTACTCCTAATGGTAAAAATCACTTCTATGAGCTTTTCAATACTGCCAAAGCTAGCGATAAATGGTTTAATCAAAAACTATCAGTAGAGGACACATGAGTGGTATCTAAAGAGTATATAGAACAAGAACGTAATGAGTGAATGAGTGAAGAAATGATTCAGCAAGAGTTTTATTGTTCATTTGATGTAGGTGCAATAGGTTCTTACTATGCTGACCAAATATGAGATGCTAGAAAGCAAAACAGAATAATCCAATTGCCATTTAGTAAGACAACTCCTATTGATGTGTATTTTGATTTAGGTAGAAATGATGCAACAAGTATATGGTTTAAACAGAATGACTGACAATTCTTTAATTTTATATGATACTATGAAGATAATTGAAAATATATTGAAGAGTATTTTAACTATATAGATAATTACATTAAAGAACAATGAGGACAACTAGGTTCTGTATATCTACCACATGATTCTAAACAAAAGAAAATTGATTCTAAGTTTAGTACATTTGAATTAGCGACTGAGAGATACGGTTCTCATAAGATTGAATATATAACACAAACGAAAAGTACTGTTGAGGATATAAACACAACAAGAAAGATATTACCTAGATGTAGATTTGATATAGATAAGACAGCACAAGGGATTAAATGTCTTGAAAACTATAAGAAAGACTACGATGATAAGAAAAAGATATTTAGAGACCAACCAAGACACGATTGGGCTTCTCATGGAGCAGATTCTTTTAGATATTTTGCTGTATCACACAAAGAAGTAGAAATTGATAATTCTCCTATTATTATAGATTTCTCTGCTTGACTATAAAAACTTGCAATATGTCAAATATTAATTAATATAATTAAAACACACAATTAACCCATAAATATATAGCTATATGGTGGCAAAACCTAGACTTCCAATGTCTGAAAGTGAAATTATTACACAAGTACAACAAGAAAGACAGCTTTGAGTTAATTTTGTTGACCAAAAAAGACAACTATTCCTAGAAAGACTTCAATTATATACTAATATTGCTGACCAATGAGGGAAAAGTGATAAAGTATATGTAAGAACTATCCGTTCTACAATGCAAACACTAATGTCTTTGTATTACTCTGACCAAATAACTGTAAACTTTGCAGGTAGACAACTTTGAGATGATGAGTTAGCAGATAACTATAATAATCTTGCTGAGTTTGATTACGAAGAAATGGATATGGAAAAACTTACTTATGATGTACAATGGAATAGATTATTCTATTGAGTAGGTATTAGAATATTTGACCATTGGGATGAAGTAAGAAATGTTCCTGTTTATAGGTCTATTGACCCTATATCATGGATTCCAGACCCTTTAGGTTATATAGATAACTATAGATTCCACTGATTTGAACTAGAAGTAGACGATTCAGACCTAACAACAAATATTTACTTTAATGTAGATAAAATAACACCTTCTGAGTCTGAAAGAGAACAAAGAAGAAGAAATGAAATCCAACAATCAAGACAAACTAACTGAGGAACACCTCAAACAGAAAATCAACCTATTTACTGAATATATAATCATTATACTACAATCAAAGGTAAAAAGTATTTAGTTACTTTAGCTAATGACCAAACTCTTCTAATTAGATTTGAAGAAATTAACCCAGTATATGAAGAAGAAAAGAAAGATAACTCTTTGATTAAATATCCAGTTATCATAAATCACTATGAACCATTCAAAGGAGACCCATTTGGTATCTGTGTTCCTGATTTATTAGAAGATAAACAAAAGATTGAACAATTATTCTTAAATCTAAATAGAATTAAAGCAGAACATGAAGCATGGGGTGATACATTCCTAGTTGATACATCTGCAATTAAAAACCTAAATGACTTAAGACAACATACTCAATGACCTAAATACGTTAGAGCTGATTTACAAAAGAACCCTAACCCTATTAAGGAAGTACAAAGAGGTACAATCAAACAAGATGCTTATAGTATGGCTCAAATTATTAGACAGCAAGGTTCTAATGATATGGGACTAGATGAAAGAGCAATTGGGTGAACTCCTGATAAATCTATTACAGCTACTGAAAACCAAAGAATCCAAAGAAACCAAAACGTTAAACTTGTATTAAACAACAAGATTAATCAATGGTGAGAAAAAGACTTCTGGAGAGATTGGCTAAGAGAATATTATCAATTCTTCCCATTCAATGGAGAAAAGAATATAATGTTACAAAACTCTTTCGGTAATGTGATACAATCAGTTAAAAGAAAAGATATTGACACTTGAGCTAATATTGATGTTAAAATCATTAATAAAAGTGAAGAGGAAGCAATGAAAGAGCAAGAAAAGGCTGGTTTGCTTGTAGTTGCTGATTTAGTATTACAAGACCCTACTTCTCCTACTATTAGTAAAACATTTGCTAAAAGAAGTATTGCAAGAGCTCAATGATTAAGTAAAGATAAAGTTTCTGTATTATTTCCTTCATCTGTTGAAGAAATGAGTGCAAGAATGGACTTAGAACTACTGAATAGAGATAGAGATGTAAATGAAATTGAAGATTTACAAGAAGACCACATGACTTACATTGTTGTATATGGAAAAGCAATGGATACTGATTCTAGAGATAGAGCAATTCAAGCCAGGAAAGAAGCAATGATATTAAGTGGACAATCAAGACAACAACAAGCACCTGAACAATGAGGTTGAGCATTAGGTTCTACTGCAGCACAACTTACTAATGCTGCTATACAATGAAATCAACAACAAGGTGCAAGCTCAATAGCAGACGTAGTAACTCAATAACACACACAATATGGTAGAAGTAAATGAACTAACTCCTGAACAAAGACTAATGTGAGATATTCAAAACTTACAGAAGTCTAGGGGGTGGAAATATATAGTAGATGAATGGTTAAAAGATAAAGTTATGCTAGAACAAAAATTAAACAAACTGTCTACTACTATAAGAACTCAGGAAGAAATAATTGACATTAATTATATTTGAAATAAGATAGAATTAATAGATACAATGATTCTAATGCCACAAGCAGTAATAAATGAACTAGACCCAATAATTGACACTGACTCTCCTAATACATAGGGAGAGTGTAGTTAACAAATGACGATTTGCTGATTGCTACTCTTTATGTATCGCAGATATAACTGCACAATAAATATTATTCTTAATAAAGAACTATGACACACGAAACTAGCCAAGTTGAAGGCATAAATTCAAACGATGTAGAAGAAGAAGTAATTGATGAAACAACTGAGGATACTCAGTCTGAATCTGATAATGAAAATAAGGCTGCAAAAGGTAAATCTAATGTCCCTAAAATATTAGCAGAAAAGAACAAGTGGAAAGCAGAAGCTGAAAAGTGGAAAGCAGAAGCTGAATCTAAAGAGTTCAATGAAGAAAAAGCACAAGCTATGATTAACCAAGCTTTAGCTGCACAAAAAGCAACAGACTTCAAAAACCAAGAAAGAAACAACTTTGTTGAATCTTACGGAGAAGAAAACGTTGAAGCAGTAGAAAGCGTGTTACAAGAACATGGGACTTTATCTTATGAACAAGCTGCTGTTATTGCAGGAATTGGAGTTACACAAACAAGCAATCCAAACAAATATAGTTTTGCATGAAACACTCCTGCTTCGATTAAGAAAGCTAAAACTACTCAAACTTTATCTGATGATGAACTTAGAGCAAGTATAGTAGACCAATTCCAAGAAATGGGGTTCAGAAATGCTAGCTAATGGATTGTTATATATTAACAAATAACCATTATACACATGGCAACTACTACTACGTGAAATATAATGACTTCTGGTAATTTATGAGAATTTATACAAAGAGAAGCCATTAGAAACTTTGAATCAGCTTTATTCTTTAAACAAACTGGTAAAGTTGTATCACTTCCATTCGGAATGAATAAATATACTTTCCCTACTGTTGATAATAAAGACGGTGCTGCTATTCAATTAACAGAAGGTGTTACACCAACTGAAACTGCATTCTCTTTAACTAATGTTGAAGTTACTCTAGCTCAATACGGTTCTTATGCTCTATTATCTGATGTTGTTCTTACTGACTCACCAGTTAATGCTGTACAAGAAGCTGCATTCGAATTAGGTAGAGATTTAGCAAACAAAGCTGATGCTGTAATTCAAGAAGCTATTGACGGAGGTACTAATGTTATTTACGGTGGAACTGCTACTTCAAGAGTTGAGGTTGCTGCTGGATTTACAATGACTGCTGCTAAATTAGCTGAAGCTACTTCAAGACTTAAAACTAACGATGCTCCTTTCTTCGATGGAATGGCTTACGTTGCAATTATGCATCCTGATGTTGCTTACGATTTACAACAAGAATCAGGGACAGGAACATTTATTGACTTAAATAAATATACTGACTCAAACGCTAGAAAACCTTTAAAAGGTGAAATGGGAATGTTATTTAGTGCTAGAGTTGTTGCATCTTCAAATGTACAATTCTTCGCTGATGCTGGTGTAGGTGGAACTGTAGACGTTTACCCAACTTACGTTGTAGGTAGAAACGCATACGCTACTGTTATGGCAGGTGGAATGGAAACATTCATCAACGGTCTAGGTAGTGAAGGTTCAAATGACCCTTTACATCAAAGAATGTCTGTAGGTGGTAAAGTTAGATTAGCTTCTGCTATTCTAAAAGATGAAGCACTATACAGAATTGAAACTTCTTCAAGTTTAGGTGTTAACGCATAATAGAAATTGGGAGAGCTTAGGTTCTCTCTTTTTGCTTTATTCTTTATAATTAAAGGGTAGAGCAAAGAGATATTAATTAATAATACAACATTATGGACGTAAATTCAATTATAGGATTAGCCAGAACATTAACGCACACTGACGATGAACAAGTTACAGATACTAATGCTATGCTGTACGCAAATATTGTTTATCATGATATAGCAAACGCTATTATGGAAATAGATGAAGACTTCTTCTGGGATATATTTACTACAACTCCAATTGTTTGACAAAATGAATATACCTTTGCTGTATGAAGTGCTACTACAAGATGAATGAAAAAAATCGAAAGAATCCAAATTAAATGGGCTGATACAGATAGTTTTCAAACTTTAGTGAACTCTGATACTTTAGCAAATTATCCAACGACTACAGGTCGCTTAGATACTCAATTAGGTACAGATGAGTGATTCTTTGATATAAAAGACGGTTCATACTTTATTTATCCAGCTCCTACTGAAGCAGTAACTGATTGATTACAAGTTCAAGCAACTACAACTCTTATTGATTTAGTTTTATGAGGTGCTGAGAATACAGTATTCCCAAGAAATTCTGATTTAAGAGATTACCACCAAGTTATATCTATTGGGATGAAGCAATATATTTATTCTCAACAAGGATTAACAAATGATAAAAACGATTCTATTAACGAATACAATCAAAAGAAAGAAGAAATGTTAGATACTATTAGAGATAGATTCTTTAATCCAGTAATTACACAACTACCAAACGCTTATAGCTTAAAAAATTAAACATGACAGAAAGAACGTACAATACAGCCTTTAAATGAATGTTTGAAGATGATTATTTAACTAATTGAGCGAATTATATTGAACACAATAATGTTACTTGATTAAATACAGGGTACGCACTAACTCTATGACCTAAACTAGATAAACAATTACTTACAAATTGAAATGCTCCTAGAACTATATTTGGTAGAGAGTTAACGAGTCTAAGTTTAGAACAAATGGCTGTATGATGTGATAATTGAGAAATATATAAATTAACTTCTACTGACAACACTCCTGAATACACTCTATCTAGTGGTTGGAATATAGTTAATTGAGAACTTTTATTAAGTGGTTCTTTATATATGTATTTTGCTGCTAAAGACCCTTCTTCATCTTCTAGTTCTATAAATATAGCTCAAGTATTATATACAGATTTTGTATCTTGAAGTTTTGCATCTATTAATGAAACATTTTTAAGTATAAATAATATATATACTCCACCGATGCTTCAAGACTCTAGTGTATTATGGATTTGATGATTAAATACAGTTTATAGGGTTTCTAATACATGAGTTGTAGTTTCTACATCTATATTTGATAGATATGTAACATGAATAACTAAGCAATGAACACAATACGTTGTATATACCGATGAATGAAAAGCAACTTATTGGGATTGAGTTTCTTCAACGATTACAGCTACAAAAGATTTATGATTTATACCAGCAAGAGTTAAAAGTGAAGCATGAATAGACCATATAATTACTACTGATTGAGATTATTATGTATGAAGTTGATATACATTCCAATTAGTATCAAGAAAAAGACAATCAAATAGACTAGATGACAACTCTCAATATATAAAGAAAATAGATTTTACTCCTGATTTTATAACATGACAAAGTATTTCTGTTTGAAGATGAGGTATATTTATAGCATCATCTGATACAAAACCTTGAGTATATAGGAGAGAAAGTATTATAAAATGATTAGCTGAATCATTCCATAAATCTATTACAAAAGATAATTGAAATTTTGACTTTGATGAGGTATTTACAACAACATACTTATCAAAAGGGCAATCTAAATTGTTAATAGGTAAGCAATCAAATACTACAAGTTACTGAGTTGATATATTAGACTTAAATACTAAAGTTACAGCAAAAGATTGATATGCAGTTACAGATGTATTCACAGGTTGAACTACATTTAGTAAACAAATAAAAAAATTTAGAATAACTACAAGTGATACAAGTTGAGATAATTTTATAAAACTATACTTCAGAAAGAATAATTCATCAACTTGGACTTTAGCAAGAACTATAAATAATAGTACCAATACAATAGATAGAAAGTCAATTACTGAAGTTACATGAGATTTTATAGATATACAGTTTAAAGTCGAGTTACATAATGACAACCAAGACGATACTCCTCCATTATTACATGAATTGTACCTAGAATATACTATAAACAAAAACAATGGCTAAATCAGAAGAATATAGAGCAGAATATTTAAAAGATTATAAAGAACCAGTATTTGAACCTGAAAAGGTTGCTGGGATAAATGATATTACTATAAATACTGCAATAAGTATTGAATAATCGGATAAAATCCATATACTTTAAACAATAACTAAAAAAATTTATGGTAGTTAATACAACATGAGCTGGAAGCACTGTTCCAACTTGAGAATTACAAGAAGATTTCAATGTAGAATGATTAAATGATTTTAAACTCCCTACAGAAACAACATGAACTGGTAGCACATTGACTACTCCAGATATAATTGAGCCTGTTCAACAAGAAGAGGTTGTTTCTGCTCCTATAGAACAAGTTACAACTCCAGTTGTAGATACAAAACCAGTAGAAGTTACTCCTGTAGAAAAAGTAGAGCCAATTGCTACTCAACCTATTGAATCTGCTCAAGATATTAAATCAAAAGAATTAGATAATCAACAAAAAGAATCTACACAAAAAGAAACTGAAAGACAAGCAAGAAATCAAGATATATTAACTAAATCTGCTGCATTTGATGAAGCTGCTAAGGCTTGAAATCTAGAGTTAATGAATCAATTAGCTACAGATAATCCTGATTTAAAAACAGCTTTTAATACTTCTTTAAGAAATGTTTTTGGAAATAAACAAAACTTAACTTTCGTTAGTCAATATCAAGGTGCTACAAATGATGAGATGAAAGCATGAGTTGATGACGGTTCTATTGTTATCTGAAGTAAACAATATAATTTACTACCAGAAGAACAAAGAAGAAGATTCGAACAATTTAATAAATTAAATGCTTGAAAAAGAACAGATTTCTCAAATGATAATCAAAACACTATATCAACAGAAGATATTACTGCTAAAGTTCCTACATTAACAACAGTAGATTTTAGAGCTGAAATGAATAAGTTACTAAGTACCCCTGAATTAACTCAGACTAGAGCAGACTTAGAATCAAAACAAAATGAAATCACTGAAATTGATGATGCTCTTGAAGCCTTAGAAGATGACTTAGTAGATGAATTTCCATGAATGCCTAGAAGCTTTATATTAGCAGAGAAAGCTAAAAGAAGTAAAGACTTAATTAGGTCTAAAAATACACTTGTAAATCAATATAATGCTAAATTAGGTACTTATAAAGACATCAAGAGTAACATTGATATGGAACTTGACGTACTTAAATTTGAAGATGCTCAAAATAAAGCAGTATATCAAACTGAGCTAGAAAGATATAAATCAAATAGAGCTGAAATGAGAGAAGATGAAAAACTTAAATTCTTAGAAGATAATAAAAAGTTATCTGCTGAAACTCAATTCGAAAGACAAAAAGAATTGGCTGAATTTAATAAAAAGTTATCACAAGAAGGAAATACGTGAGGTAAATACTTCGATGACGGAGAAGGGAATATGGTTTATGTAAAAAATGGTAAAGAAATTAATGTATTAAGTTGATTAGGTAAAACAGTTTCTACAAGTGAGGATAATAACTACACTTGGCAAATAAAAGAAAATGAAGATGGATGATACACTGCATTTGGTTTACCAAAAAAAGGTGGTAATATTATGCAAAAAACATATACAGCTAATTGAGCTGAATCTACTGATTATATTAAATCAACTGGTACTGGAGAAATAACTTCTCACGGAGGTAAACATGATAAATTCCAATGACTAGATATTGACGGGAATGTATGAGACCCTATAGCAGTTCCATTATGAGGTAAAGTACTTGAAGTATCAAAACATCCATGATATGGGAATACAATGTTAATTGAAATGTCTGATTGAAATAAAATCAGATACTCTCATTTAGATACAGGATACTTTAAAGAATGAGATACAATTGGTAAAGGTTCTATTATTGGTACAATGTGAAACACTGGTAATGTTCTTAAATTAGATTGAACTAAACCTAATGCACAAGAATTAGCTCAATGATTTGGTTCTCACTTAGATATTGTAACTACAGACCCTGAGGGAAATGTAAGAAGTGGTAAAGAAACTGAATCATACTTAAATAATATTGGTCTTAAAAAAGAAAGTTCAGACGTTTTATCAGATAGACAACAAGTTTTCTTTAATCAACAACAAAGTAAGTTTAAATCAGACCCTCAAGTTAAAGCATTTGAATCAGCTTTATCTTCAGGTTGAGATTTACTTAAATCCTTAGACAGTGTTAGTTGACCTTGAGATGTTGCTGCAATATTCCAATTTATGAAAACTCTTGACCCTGCATCTGTAGTAAGAGAATCTGAATTTGCTGTAGCAGGTAATAGTGCAGGTATATCAAGTAAGCCTGAATTAATACTTTGAAAAATTACAACATGAGAATTATTAACAGAAGCTCAAAGAAAAGAGTTTGGTAGATTAGCATTTGAATTTGTTAAAAATAAAGGTAAATTATATGATATAAAGTATGATGACATGGAAAGAGTCTTGGGTAATGCTGAAATTTGAGGTTCTAACCTACCTACAAGAATAACAGATTTAATTGATGACTTTAAGTCTAATGATATTGACGTAATTAGTTGAGGGAAAACATATACAACAACTAGTGGTTACTCTTATGATACAACATGAGCTAACCAAGAAAGGTCTAATTTCTTTAATAATTAATATAAAAAACTATGGCAACTTGAAACTTTGCAGTAGATTTAGGGATTGAGCAAGAAGATGTATTCGGAGCAACTACAGATATGTCTAGTCCAGCTTCTTATTTACAAGATATACAAAACGTAGTACAGCCTACTTCTAATATTCCAGAAAAAGCCGAGCAAGAAATTGACTTGGCTAGTTTTGGTTTACATAATATGGAAGAATACCAACTAATGGTAAATATTAAAGAAGACTGAGGTAGCGAACAAGATTTTAACGAAATATTAGAACAAGTAAGAGCTGATAAACAAGTTAAAGATGAAGTGGCGGATGATATTGAAGACAAATCTGAATTTCTTTGATTAGATTGAACCTTTGATACTTGAGTTAAAATATGACAAGGTATTAGTGATATATCAAAAAAGTTTAAATTTGATTCAAATGTAGATGATTGAGTTATAAAGTCCTGAGCTAAATTCCTATGAAATCTACCAGCAAACACCGTACAAATAGGTGGTGATTTAATAAGTGTATTATCAGACCCAATAGGGACAGTACAATCTGTTTGAAATCTAGCTACTGCATGAATTGAATCTTGATTAAATAAATTATTCCTAGAAGAATGAGAAGAATTTTTCACAAGTGATGAAGTTAAGCAAACAGCAGAATCTGTGGGGAGTGAATTATCAAAATTATGAGAACCATGAAGAATAAAAGAATTATTAGTAGAAAACCCTGCTGACGTGTTATTAACTTTCTTATGAGGAGTAGGTGTAGCAAAAAATGTTGCAAAATCTAAAAACTTAACTGGATTAGTAAATAAACTAGAAAAAGTAGAAGATTTAACTAATCCTATAAAAATTCAATCAGAAGCATTAAATACATTAGGTAAATGAAAAGATGTAGTGAAATCTAAATTATTTCCTGAAAAATGATTAGATGATTTAGTCTTAGAAATATCACAAGGGAAAAAATCAAATATTCCAGCAGTGAAAGAATCTTTATCTAAATTAGATACTAGAGAAATTAAAACATTTGAAGAATTAAATACATCTATTTGAGATAAGATAACTGAGTTATCTAGAAAACAAGATGAATTACTGCCTAGCCAAGCTACATTAAAGGTTGAAGACTTATCTACTACAAAAGGGAAAAGAACTACAAACTTCATTGAGTCAGCACTAGATGATTTAGAAAAAGTATGATTAGAAGGAAATGATTTAGAATTATTGAATAAGGTTGATGATATTAGAGCAAAATCACTTATTAGTGAAAAAGATATTAACGATTTAGCTAGATTCTACGGTAGTACATTTAAAAACAAAAGTTTTGATGCAAAAGGTAATCCTAAGTCATCTCTAACTGCTTCTAAGTTTGAAAATACGAGAAGTTGATTAAAAAATAAATCAAGAGAATTACTCCCTGATGATTCAGTTAAGGCAATAGATGATGAATTAAGTAAATTGTTTGAAACTAAATTATTAACTGATAAAATGGCTGATAATGTAGTTAACTTACAAAAGAAGATAAGTGAAAGAGGTTTAGCTGAAAAGGTGGCAAGATGAATAGGTAAATGATTTGATTTATTAACTCTAAATACTGCAAGTTGATTCTTGACTTCATTCTTACCAAGTAATATTGGGAATAAAGTATTAAATAGTTTAGCAATAGAATCAAATTTAGCTAAAAATCTAAAAAGATTAGAAGAGTTAAATAAAAAAGCAGACAATATTAGTGAAGTGGAATTACAAAAACAATCTAGTAGCTTATTAAAAGATATAGTTTGAAATAATCCATTGAAGATAGAAGCTTCTTCATTAGAACAAAACTTAGAAGATAAATAAAAATTATGACAATATTATATATATGATTAACATTAATAACTTTCTGATTAATAGTTTGGGGAGTTAGAATTATAAAAGCTATACTCCAAACGACAAATTATATACTATTAATAAAATTATTTATATTATTTGTTATAATTTGAAGCATTATTAATAGTATAGATTATTTAATAACTAATTAATTATGCCAAGAACTATACCAACTACCCCGTATACAACGAGGACAGAACCTACTATTTGATACGAGAACCCTCGTTATGTAGTAGGGACTGCATTATGTGATATAATAACTGACTTATTACATGATATAACAGGTTCACAACTTGTTACGTCTGACCCAAATGCAGAAGAAGCACCGCTTATTGACACTATTTACACTTAATTTATAAAATATGGTAAAAAGAGTAACCAAAGACCTACTAGACAAAAGTGTACTGGTAGATGATGATAAATTTCCTATATCAGATAGCGAGGATTTATTCAACCCTAGCGACCCAGAATCTGGACAACTAAAAAGAATTGGTTGGTGAGCATTAAAAGACTTATTTATAAATAATAC